TCTAGACGCTTCACTCTCGTAAAAAGCTCTTTGTGTTGTATGGTTACTTCTGTGCGGAGAGATGCAAAGGTGACGTTTAAATCATCAATACGGCTGTGTGCGCTGCTGACGGTTCGTTTATCCATTAATCTTCCAATACTTCTTTCACGTCCAGCGAAGAGGTCAGCGTATTCATAAACGCCATACGGCCCATTTTTAGCTGGTCGATGTTAAAATTAGCAGAGGTTATTTTACGATCCAAATCAGCGACATGGGTTACCATTACCTTCTGTGTGTCGTTCAGTTGGTCTTCAGTATAGTCAGTGCCGTTGATCGTAATGGTGTTTGTTTTTTTCTCAGCCATTGTGATCTCCTTTGGTTGGGGGTTAAAATTATTCAGCGGCCCACGGCATACCTGTAGAGTTTACTTGAGCAGCTATCTTATTAGTGATGTTAGACGTGATCAAACCTTCGTTGTATGCCTGTACACCGTTTGCCTGTAGCCATCCTAGCACAGTGGCCTCGTCTAATGAGGCGTATGCAATGAAGTCACTTGCGGTGTTGTCAGGGGTGGCTTGTTTATTGAAAGTTTTCCCGTTTTCTGTAACTTCCTCTGTATGCAAGTATGATCCTGATCTACTGCGGCTTGTGCTGGTGTCTTCATCTACGCCACTGCAAGACCAATCAACCTTATATACTGCCCCTGTTGCAGTGATTTTGTGCATATCTTTTACAGACCATGTGAATGTAATAGCCATGTTTTATGCTCCTTCTAGGGCTGTAACTTTAGTTTCAAGGGTTTCAATGCGATCCATTGCCTCTTGCAGTGCCTTGACTGCTTTCATGTAGAGGATGGAGTATTTGACAGTTTTGGTTGTTGTACCAAAATCTTCCCCTGTGTGCGGATCAATGTCTGCGTTTGTCTCCACTAAGCCTGACATTCCTGACGACTCAAGTTCTTGAGCAATAACCCCTAACTGATTAGGGGCATCTAAATTCTCTGAAATGAAGCTGTACTTTCTAACCTGTAAAGACTTGATATCATCCCATTGCGAAGAAGCATCTTGTATATTTTCTTTTAACTTAACGTCAGATGTTGAACCGTAAGAGTTGTTTGCGTTTTGAACATTCCCAGTTCCTCGAATGTTAAATACGTTTGCAGCTTCGTTCTCTGCGTAAACAAAATAAGCACCGCTGTTGGATGTGCCAGACAAAGTCCATATTTGCACACGACCACTGGAACCAGATTGTCTACCAATAGAATGAATAGCATAACTTGCTGCGTTGTTTTGATCTACGTTTTGCAGTTTAAGCGTTTTTGTACTGTCGTAAGTAGCACCACCCAGAGTTGCTGCACCAGTAGAACCAATGAGCATTCTAGGATTACCATCCCCATCCGACAGCACGATGTTGTTGCTTGAGGTGCGGATGTCCAAGCTGCCTTGGTTGCCGTTGTAGCGTCCAAATATGGCATTCTTAGCGCCAGTTGTCATATTATCGCCAGAATTGGTTCCACAAAAAGTGTTCTTATCACCTGTTACAAGTGCACCAGCAGCGGTTCCTATCAAAACTTGGTTTGATGCCGTGGATGTTGTTGTGCCAGCAATTGCTCCTAAAATTGTATTGTTTACTCCTGTAGTGACTGCAGTTCCTGCCTCGCTTCCTACTGCCACATTGTATGACGTACCACCTGAGTTTTGAATTTTTAGAGCCTTAGCACCCACCGCTGTTGAGTGGCCTTGAGTGTCTTCGGTCATCAATGATTGGTAGCCGATTGCCACCATACCATCGCCTGTCGTAATTGCGGTGCCAGCCTCATCGCCCACACAGACGTTAAAATTACCGCCAGAAGCTATGCTGTTACCTGCGTTTACACCTAATGCTAGATTACTTGTTCCTGCTGTGTTTGTGGCTAAATGCGTATTTGCGTCTATGTAGGTTCTTGTAACGCCACCTGCCGCAAAAGCTAGATTGTTTGTACCTCCTCTCAGAATTCCTGTGTCTGTGTCAGAAGCAAAAGCAATAGCAGGTGCAGAGCTTGAACCGTTTGCAATGGTTACGTTGCCCGTGGTTGTAAGCGTTCCAGCAATAGTAGTTACGGAAGAAGTACCACTACCAATAGTTACATCTATTTCGTCTTCAGCATTGCCGTCTACAGCATTAAGAAAAGGTTGAACTTCTCCATCGTGGGACGCAAGACTAAATTGCATCTGACCACCTTCTGCACCATCAGAAGCATCTGAAATTCTAGTTAATATTTGACCAAAAAGAATTTGCTGCTGGGCATCATTATCTGCTGTAAATTGTATTGTACCTATGGAATCATTATCGGCTCCAGCAGCCCCTTTGTCTTTTATAAAGTGTAGTCTTGTTCCATTAGTGTCATTGGTAGTGTTTTTAAGAATTAGCACAGGGTCAGTAGAGTTTGCTGATGTAAATGTGTTTGTGTCTCCATTAGACGTAAACCCACCATTAAACACAGCAGAAGCTGTTGTCGTTAAAACTCCCGTGACTAGGGCAGTCCCTGAAACATTAAGATCAACCACGCTCAACGAGGCGAAGGCATCGACCACTTTGGCTCCAGAGCCTGCTCCATCTAAGTAGACAGCCTTAGTATCGCCCGGTGGAATAGTGATTGTAGCGCCAGAACCCTGCTTGATAATAATATTTTGAGACCCTGACGTGCCGTTTTCAATAAAACAAACTTTGTTTACCGTGTTGGGCGCAATAGTAACTGTACACGCTGAGTCGAGCGTACCCGTATATTC